AGGTAGGTGCGCCAATCCTTGCCCTGCGCCTTCGCCTCTTCCTTGAGCGCCTTGATCTGTTCCTTCGAAACCTTCTCGCCCAGGATCTTGCTGGCTTCGGCGGCGTCCTTCTTGTCCCGCCCGCCACCGAACAGGCCCTTGACTCCACTGAAGAGGCTCTTGCCGATCGACAGCACAGAGAGCGCGGTCGATATGAACGGCACGGCCTTCCCGAGCGCCGAGCCGATCTTGCCGACGACTCCGCCGCCGAGCTTCTTGAGGAATCCAGCGATGCCCTTCCCGAGGCCTCCGCCAGCACCGCCCAGGTTCTTCATGGCCGCGCCGAAGCCAGAGATCCCGCCAGCCAAGCTCCCGAGGATGCTCCCCAGCTTGCCGAGCAGCCCTCCCGAGCTCTCCATGATGTGGGCCAGATCGGCGAGCTGGTTGCTCCAGGTGACGGTCGCCGACGTCGCCCCCTCCAGCGCCTGTGGAAGGTTCGACATGACGGACTCGAGGTCCTGGCTCGACAAGCCCACGCCCTCGAGGCGACCACGAACCTGCTCGAGCGCCTGCTGCGCCGGAACACCCGCAGCGGTGAGGTCCGCAAAGAGCTTCTTCGCGTTCTGGATCGACCGCTCGAACAGCGCCTGGTCGGCCGCCTTGATCGAGCCCAGCGATCCTGCTGCTGCCGGGCCGCGGGCCCTGTCCTCGCCCGCGAACGACTTCTCTACAAGCGCCTGCTGCGTGCGCTGGATCGCGCGCGTCTCCTCCTCGCGCGCCTTGATGAGCGCGGCTGCCGCCTCGTTCTCGGCGCGGATGCTGCGGAGCCGCTCCTCGAAGCCCTTCTTCGCCTCGGCGGCTTCTTGCTTGGAGAGCGCCTGCCGTTCCTTGGCTGTCGCTTGCTGCTCGGCCCGCTCCTGGGCCATTTGCCGTTCTTGCTCGGCCCAGAAGGCGTCATCCCTGCTCTCATCGCGCGGCCCGCCGCTCGCCGGGCCCGCAGCCTTACGACCTGCGGCGATGCCGCCTGCTCGACCACCGGAAAACAGGACGTCGGCCGTGAACACCGCCGCGATCGCCGCACGTCCCAGGACCTTGTCCCAGCCGCGCGAGAGCCGATCGAATGCCGCGTCGACCTCGGCCAACCGTTGAATCTCGGCGTCCGAGAACTTCGAAAACATCTTGTCGGCGCCGCGCGCAATCCCGTCAAGGGCCGGGATGAGGTCTGCCCCGCCCCGCCCGAATGCTGCTATCGCGGCGGCGACCCGAATGGCCGGGTCCTCAATCGAGGCAATCGTCGAGGCCATCGCACGTAGCTGTTCCTCCGGGCTCAGATCCTTGATGGCCGCGATGTCGATCCCGAATTTCTGAAGCTCCTTGCCACCTCCCGCGATCTCCTTCTGCAACTCCTTCATCCCCGTTTTGAGCGACTCGGCCGGGATGCCAGCGTCCGCAAGGAACGACTGGAGTTGCTGAACCTGCGCCGCCCCGAGGCCGGTCGACTTCGCGAGGTTGACCCACTGCTCCGCTTCGCCGGCCAGTTGCTTGACAGCGAGGATGGCTTTGGTGCTGGCAATCGCCACCGCCCCGATCCCGGCCGAAGCCGCAAGCCCGGCCGGGCCAAGTGCCGCGAGTGCCCCCGAGATCCCGCCACCGGAGACGAGCGACGACGCCGCGGCTCCGAGCTGGCCTAGACCGGACGGAGCAGCCACGAGGCCCGCGAGACTCTTGGGCGCCTTCGCCCCGGCCGCCGTCAGCCGCTCCACTTCCTTCCGCAGCCGCGCCACCTGGCCCTCGCTCAACTGCGCGACGCCGCCCATGTGCTGTACGGCCTGACCGAGCTCGAACATCGAACGACGAGGACGATCGGCGTTGAGCTGGCTGATCAGACCCTGGATGCGCTTGTTCGCGTTGCGCTGCGCGGCCTCGATGTTGCGGTTCGATTGCTCGAACGTCGTCTTGAGTTTGGCGCCCGCTTCCTTCGCGCCCTGGAGCAGCGCACGCGAGTCGAACTCGGCCCGGAGTGCTGGGGTGCCGATGACGTCAGCCACGAATCACCTCGCCGCCTGCTCCGAGTAGAACTTTGACCACTTGCGCGACTCGGCCGCCGTGAACGCGCGGTCCGGCGACGCGGCGCTCTTCTTGCGTTTGCTCAGCAGCTTGTCGAGATCCGGGAGACGCTCCCCATGCCAGACGGCAGCGATGCCAACTTCCAGGCTGTCCATGAGCCGCCGACTGTAGCTGCGCACCTGCAGCACGACCTCTCGCGGTGTCAGATCCCAATAGTCGGCGTGAGAAATCCCACACCGGAGCGCCTCGCCTAAAAGGTGCTCGACATCGAGGATGCTGGCACCGCGCTCGGTTTTGGGTCGCGGCTCTCCGATTGCGTTCCTTCCATCGGCGGCACCCGAACCGCGTTGATGAACGTCGCCACGTGCAGCGCCGTGAGCCCTTCGAGCCCCAGATCGTCGCAGAGCAACTCGAACTCGTTCTCCGTGAGCGGCGCGCCAGCCTCCTTCTCCCACCGCTGAAGGCCGATCCGAATGCATGTCCGGCGGGCCGGAATCTCGGGATTCGAGAAGCAGGCATCGAACGCCTCCTGCACCCGTTGCTGCCGCCCGGCCGCGTCGAGGTACACCCGTCGCCGCAAGAACCGCGGTAGGCCCTGCTCATCGAGCATGGGGTCGTCCGTCTCTGGATCCCGCATCGGCTCGTCGCGGTCCTCAACCAGCGGGGGCGCATACGGATCGGGCCTCCGGAACCCGAGAGCCGACCATGCCTCGGCCAACTCCCGGACCCCATAGACCAGATACATCTCGCGGCCCAACGCCCGGAATGGCGTCTGCCCTCGATGCTGATTCGCCACCACAGGCCTCCCTTAGGTGATCGTGATGGCGCCGTCGACCTCGATCGAGCCCGTCAACATGTGCGCTTCCTCGGTGCTGAGCTGAGCGAGGCCAGCCTCTCCGACGTGGCCGAGCCAGGTCCAGGTTTCCTCCGTCGCTCCCGTGATGGAGTTCCGGAGTAGGATGCGCCAGTTCCGCTGCGTCCCCGCATCGTTGTCCGCGAGGATCTGGCCCTGACTGGCGTTCGCCGGATCGTAGAGCGCCTCGAACGCTGCCGGGCTGAACTCGCCGAAGCCCGCCTTGAATTCGTTCGTCCTGTTCGGGCTCTCGAGATGCGTGAAGTCGACCTTCTTGGTCGTCTTCTTCGGGGAGGTGACGGTCTTCACCTGGTAGACCGTGTTCCACGTACCGCTGCCGGGCGGAGTCGACTCGTACTCCAGTCGATCCTGATACCCGATGTCGCCGGTGGCCGAGGGCATGGTTTGTCTCCTTCCTTCTTATGGGGACCTAGCCTAGCTGCTGGTCCCGATGATGACGATGTCGTAGACAACGGATGTACCGGCGCCGCCGTTCGCGACCTGGATGATGTCGCCCGTCGTGGCGGTAACCGTGTACCCCGCCAGTGTCGGGTCGAAGAACGACGCGCATCCCCCCGGCTTGATCGCGGCCGTGGTCGCCAGCGTACCGAGCAAAGGCACGCTGGCCGCATCCCCGAGGATGACCACGTTGTTCGTGTTGGCACTCGCGGCGCAGACGATAAGCATTTTCAGCTTCGCAAGCGTGAACGTCGTCCCGAAGGCGTCGGTTAGGGCGCCGCCCGAGACATCGAGATCCTCGGTGGTCGAGGCCGCGATCGTCCGCTGGTCGCTGAAGACGCGATCCGCCTGATTCCCTGCCACGCCATTCGCGAGGTCTGCACTCTTCTTGTAGGAGAGCGGAGCCGTCACGGTCACGAGGTCGAGCGCGTTCGAGTACGTGCCGCTCACCTCCATGTAGTAGCGCGAGGTGAGAGCTGCGGCGGCGTTCACGTCTCCCTGCATGACGAGCGTCGCCACGACCACGACTAGGGCCGCGAGGCCCGCCAGAATCTTGCGCTTCATGCCGCTACTCCTTCCATCGACAACACATAAAAGTCCACGATCTGACGGAACCACTCCGGTGGCCCCGCCTCGTGATCGTCGAACTGGTCGACAAAGCGTGTCAGGTTCACCGCCTGACCACTGGCCATGCCAGACCAGCTTTGAAGCGCCTGCCGACACGCTTCTCCGAGTTGGTGTGCCGCATCACGGGTAAGGGCCCATGCGCTAACCCGTACCCGAGAACGTATCGGTCCTGCTGCTCCTTCGAGCAATAGCGTGCCCGGGACGGTAGAGGTCAACTGAAGGACGATGGCCGGAAGCGTAGCCGACTGCGGGAGTTCGCCTTTCCAGATGCGCGACTCCACCATGTAAGACACTTTTGGATCGAAAAGGAGCCGTGTCTTCAAAGCTTCCTCGATGTTCATGAGGCCTTCCGCGCTTCACGGTTTGCGAATCTCTTGGCGACCGTCGCGTATGCCTTCTGAAGTGCTGCAGTGACGGATGCCGAGAATGTGCTCTCGTACTCGTCCCAGGTCGGTCGCATGAACGGACGCGCCGCGTTTCTTGAGGTCCCGAATTCCCAAAAGCGAACGAGGTATGCGTGTGGCGCACCTTGTTTCGGCCCGAGTTCCACGACGACCACTCCCTCTGGAGTTCCAGAATCCTGCACGCGAGCAACCGCCAAAGACTCGGCCATGTCGGGAGCCGGCGGTCGTCTCGGGGCTCGAGCTGCCATCTCCGCGACGATCGGGCGAAAGACTTTCATCATGGCCTCAGCCACGACCTCATCCCGCGCACACTGAGTCGCGATCCCCACAAGGGCATCGGCCGCGCCTGTCACGCCCGTCCAATGCCCGCCGATCATAGGTTGACCTCCCAATGGTGAAGCCCCGCCTCGTCGTCCTGACGCTGGACCGAGATAGCAGGCCCTACCTGTTGAGGGACATACCCGGCCGGTAGCGTGAATCGGTCGTTGGCGGTCGGCGAATAGGCTGCACCCGTCAACGGCTCCGGCGTGAGGTACAGGCGTGTATCGCTGACGACCTCCCGGCCGTTCTCGTCCCGCACCATCTTGGTGAACTGCTCAATGCGGGCCCGATATATCCTGCCGTTCGTGCTATCCCACCGTGTTGAGCCATCGCTGGCAGGCGTGGAAAGAAACGGTTCCACCGTCACAATAGAACCCATGATATCCCCGTATTCCGACTCGAAACTCACGAGGCCCTCGGGTTATCCATCATGCCACGCGTGAAAGCGGGCTGCACACGATCGGTGTCGCCTTCAACTACCGCTCGATCTGAAATCGTTGCCCCACCCGAATACGGAACCGCCACTCCAGCAGCGATGAGCTCCAGATCACGGACCAGCTTCCAGAGCGCGTCTATGCGTTGCGTGTATACGAGCCGCAGGCTTCCAACGCTCTTCTCTGTAGCACGCCTACTGAGCTTGGCGGCCAGGGCTTTGGCGGCAGCTGCTGTCGCCGGCCCTTTCGAGCCGGCTAGCGTGAGGAAGCGCGCGATTTCCTGATCTTCAAGGCGCTCGGAGTCCGGCAAGGATGAATCTGTGTCACCGATCACGGCCCGGATGTCGTTTAGATCATCCGCAGCGCCGGGGGTGTAGCTGTGTGACACGGCCGGCCCTTATCTGCCCCGTCGCTTCTTTGGAGCATACCCCTCTACCACTACGGCGGTCGCGTCGACCGTTTCCGCTATCGTGGTCAGCGGGCGAATGTAGTTCAGGCGCTCGAGCTGACGGACGTTCCGCCAGCCCGAGGCATCGACAAACGATCCGCCCGTGAGCCCGCTACCGGGATACGGCCGGATGACTTCGTGGGTCATCAGCATGGCCCTTACGCGACTGCTCCGTTGAAGAAGTAGCCGAGGTCGGCCGCGATCAGCTTGTGCGCGTAGGCCTGGTTGATCTCCAAGCGGTCGGCGCGCAACTGCGGCATCCGGAACCGACTGACCGCCACTGTCTCACCCAGGCCTTCGGAAACGCCGGACCACATGATCGTCGCCGCCGCGGTCACGCTGCGGACGGTGGGCCGCGGCGCCACGAAAGCCAGCAGCGCATGCTTTCCGTGCGCGAAGCCATAGGTCTGCGATGAAGCGCTCTCCTCTGCTGTGGCCTTGACGGCTCGCGCCACCATCACGCGCTCCACATCGAAGAGCCGCGCCATGATCTCCGTTGTGACAGCCTCGGAGCTCGTGTACTTGATCCGATCCACGAGGTCCGGGTGCTCACAGAGAATGTTGTAGACCTCGTAACCGAGGATCAGGATGTTCGGTTCGAAGCCGGTGGTCGACAGGACTGTCTTCTTCCCTGCCCTCACATCCGTGATCGGGTCGGATGTTGCCGGTGTTGACCACAGCACACCTGGCGTGACATCGGTCGCCCACTTGCCTGTCGCGAAGAAGGCCGTCACCCAGCCGATTTCGAGATTGAGCATGGCCTTTTGGCTCAGAAACTCGACCGCGTCGGCATCCGGATCGAGCGGAGCGTCGGAATTCCGTCTGTCCTCGTCCGCCACGTCCTTGTGCAGGGCGAAGAGCTCGCACGAGTAGTTGTCGGTCGAGACTCCGTAGCCCGAACCGGCGGACTCCGTCGAAGGTGCTCGCAGCTTCATCTCGTCCCGCAGGAAGGCGTCCTTCGCGTACTTGTAGTACTTGTCGGACTTCTTCGTGACCGGAACCACTCCGAAGGCCTGCGTCCCCAGGAAGTTGCTCCTGGCTTGGAAATAG